GTGGTGGTAGGATCTCCTGTATAGTTTTTGATTGCTCTTGGTTCGGCAGAATATGTAACATCTCTCACTGGTCGTTCCGTAGTACCAGTCAAATAGTTGACAGTTGCCTTCTTGATAATATCTGCTGTTGCAGAAGTCGAAGGACCGAAGAGGTATGTTTTTGCTGTAAATCTTAATGTATAAAGTAAAACTCTTCTAGTGCTATAGTCACCTTCATAGTCATCTTGCATTGTGATATTTTCCAATATCACAGGAATGTCCTTCTTTTCTTGAATTGATTCAACCAACTCTACAGTCAAGTTAAACTGTGGTTGGAAATATGGAAGAATCTGCTCTACAATTTGAAGAGCATCATCATTCAACTTAGTCATAATACTAAGTTCAAATTGCATATTGTAAGGAACTGGCATGAATGTCTTCTTTACCTGAGTTCCATCTTCTGGATCTTTAACAGTGAACTGTTGGGTTGTAGTAACTTTTCTGGTTGGATCATATGTGAGCCCAGTAAACTCAAACGACATTCTAGGAAGAGTAATCTGAAATGTCTTGTTTAAGTCAGGCGACTGTTCAATTCTTGCTAGAAACTTTTGAGTTGGACCATAAGCAAGAGGAACTTTTATAGAACTGACAATGTTGTCAGAATTATCTGTGCTCTGAATACTGATATTGTTGAAAAGAGTACCAAATGCAATGATGGTCCTCCTCAAAATTTCGTTGTAAAAATATCCAAACATTTTTTAATTCCTACAATATCTTAATATAGAGATATTTTTATTTAGGGAATGCCAAATGGGTTTTTCTCGCTAAAGTCCAAGATGCTGTCTGCTTCTGCTTCAATATTGATATTATCAGCAAAACCATCATCATTTACTTCATTATTGACCTTGGATATAACATGTATTGCGCCTGATGTAGCACCAATAATAGTTTCGCCTCTAACGAATATTCCACTGACTGTAGCAATCTCAAGGGTTCTACTTTCTGCATCCCATACTCTAACTCTTGCTGTAGTTCCGCTTGTTTGACCTGTTATCAACTCATTGAACACAAAGTCTCCACTAGAGTTAGTGGTGTTCGCAACACCAGCAATAACAATATCTGGAGCAGTGCTATATCCTGCACCAGCATTTGTAATGTAGATATTGGAGATAGTTCCAGCCGCACTTACAACAGCGGTTGCAGCTGCACCAACGGTAGTTACGCCAGTCTTAAATACCTCGTTGGTAAACGTGATAGTTGGGGGGTTAACGTATCCACCACCACCAGATGTAATGGAAACGATACCAATAGCATCCGTGCTTATACCGGTCGTTGCAGCGGCACCTGTGCCTGTCTCAGAGATGAATCTGACACTAGGTGCAACAGTATACCCAGAACCTGGATTTATGAGGTTAACCGCCTGAACAGACTGTGCTGATGGGTTTACATTCAAGTTACATACTTCAATGCCACCAATCATAACAGCGGTTGCGATACCGGTTGTTCCTCCAGATGGAGCAGATGATATTGCAACAGTTGGAGTGGTTAAGTAACCACCACCTCTATTGGTTACATTAATAAACTGAATAGCACCATCTATAAGACCAGTTATAGTAGCGGTAGCAGTTACTGCAGTTCCAACAACAGTAAGGGTTTGCGTATTTCCTTGAACCGTATCGAATCCATCATCATTTATTCCATCAGTTTCATCTCCAATAAGCTCATTATCAATATCAAGAACTCCAGTATCGATAACTTCATCCTGATAACGGAAGAGTTCGCAATAGAGTTCATAAACGTAAAGGTTTTGAAGTTGATAATATGGTTTTGCTCTTTCAATATCTTTAATCTCGTAGATTCTATCGTCAAGAGGAAACCAAATTAGATCTCCAGTCTTGGGTCTTTTAGAAAGTTTTATATTATCTTTTCCTTTCAACAAAGGAGCAATGTAGTTTTCATATCTTTCTCTTGAGATAGTTAGTCTAATCTCTTCCTTTGCTTCGATGCCAAATTTGGAAAGAAGAGTTCCTGCTCCTTCATATTCTTCATAGTTATTAACGTATGCCTCAAGAGGATGTGCCTCGTCAAACTTGGACTGAACAACCTCTCTAATAATGGTATTTTCTGTTATGTATTTGCGGGGAAGATAATACACTTCAACCCCATACATTCTTAACTGTTCGTTGATTAGATCTTGAACTAAACTCTGTTCAGACCTTGTACCTTGAGTAAAAAATGGATTGAGCATAGCGTCATCCTATCATGTCTAAAGGTGGAAGTTCATATGTATTAGACATCTGCTCTCTAATGATTTCTAAGTCTTTCTCAGCATCATCGTAGATTTGTCTTCCATTGAGTTCAATGCCGCCAGGCAGTTTTACGCCTTGGAACTTGATGAGGTTTTGGCCCCACTGTCTTTTGACTAAAGCAGTCAGATACTTCTTCAAGAATGAATCATTCCAAACTCTAGAGAAGTCATTTGGATCTAGTAGTCGCCAACAATCAATAATAATATAGTCATCCGCAGTCACACTAGACCAATCAATATCAAGATACAACCTATCTTGTCTTTGATTAAACCTTATCTGTTTATCTGTAGTAAGAAGAAAATTGATATCCTCAAGGTAAGTCTTGGTCATATAATAAGTCAGAATATCGGTAGAACCCCAATAATAGATATCATTGAGGAACAACTGATACTTAACACTAAACATATTATTTGTTATAGTGTTTGAACCATCAAAGTGAAATATCTTATTGACACCAATAACTGATGGAGGTATTTGTAAGTAGTTGCTGTTTTCTTCATAAGTGAAGGTAGTTGCAGTTCCTACAATGTTGGCCGTTGCTGTCGTAGTTACAATACCTGCTGTATTGTTATCTCCTCTTGCCCTACCTCTCTCAATATCTTCTGCAGTTACCTTATATTTTAAGTAAGTCTGTATTACTCCATCAAAGTGCCTCTCATGGAAGTACTGGAGTGCATCATCCACCAAGTCATCTAACTGTTCATCGGCAACGTTAATCTCTAGGACAGGTGCCCCGAGTTGCCTCTTAACATAATCGATTAATTCTGTTCTACTTGCTGGTTGTGCCATTTAATCACAAGTTTCCTAATTGTATTTAGACTTCGTTTGTTAACCCAATCGAAGACATGGTCTCTTGTTGCTTAAAATATAGTTTGCAAAAAGATTTTGCAATATTTTTCAAAGTGAAAATATCATCACATGTATCAATCTCAGATGCAAGTTTTGTATATTCAAAACTTTTAGACAAGTTTGTCAACACAATTTCATTTGGGTCCATTTAATAACTCCTTTAATAGTGATTTAATTTCATCAATATCCCCTTTCATATTAGCAAGATCTTCTTCTATGTTTTGTACTCTTTGACTCTTTTTAGATTTCACATCACGCCTTGCCAAATAATTCTGATATTCTGAATTATTTACATTAACCACAGCATTGGTAGAGGGATCTCTTGCGAGATCCTTATTACCTTTTACTCCATAAAGATCTTCCATATTATGCTAATGCAATTACTCTCAAGTCTTTAACCATTGGCACAAATGCCTGACTATCAGAGGTCAACAAAAGTTTAATTCTATAGTTTCTGAATGATGGCAAATTGTCAATAGAGAACGTATATTCACTAAAATCAAGTTCGAAAGGATCAAACTGTTTAATATTAGACTTAGTGACAAACCTATCAGACAAACCAGTATTTTCTTGAGCGTCAATAACTCTACCACGATCATCAAGATTTGGATAACCGGGGAACAGATTGAATATTGGATCATTTTCAGTAGAATTATCAATAGAATAAAGGGCTCTAATCTCTGATCCCTGATTCACATGAGCAGTAAGAATGATCTTAATAGAAGATGCTGGGTTTTCAAGGAGAATATCTTTGGATACATACTGACAAGCAGATGGATCTTGTCCAAAGGTCTTCACGTTTTGATTAGTTGAATAATCATCAACAACATTGTTGACTCTATTAGAAGTGAGAATAACACTGGTTCTTTCAGCATCAATTACTGGAGAAATTCTAGTATCAACAGTATTCAATAAGAGTCTCATATGCATTGACCTACCACCTTCAACTACATCATCAATCCTCCTTTCTTCATTTATTTGAGAATAAATTGCTCTTGGACTGTCAAAGTAATTTTCTTCATTTATAGAGATTGGTTCAAATCCCTTATCTACATAAGGAGGTTCACTTCCACTAAGACTCCTAGCAGTTATGGTTCTAACTTCCGCTTCAACATTGGTTCCGGCAACAGTCATGTTTTGAATGTTGGGAGTCATAACCTCATAAGGTATGTTTTGTGTTGCTCTTATTTCAGAACCACCAGCTGCCTTCGTCTGGTTGATATAAAGTTTAGGGAATCCAATATCAGTACTTCTATCAGTTCCTCCCGTAAGAGGACCCATGTCAATTTGGATCTTATATCCATCAAAGGTGATATCATTTGCACCAGATCCATTTAGAAGATCGTGAGTTCTGTTAATTCTTTCAAGGTTAACACCACCAAGTTCATATTTGAATACAGCAGATCCTGCAGGAT